AGAAATATAAAACATTGACTGAGAAAATGATTTAGTATTTCCAGTGAAAGAATGTACATTATAACCAAGTTGTTGGTCAGTTCTAAGTGAATTATAATATCTTTGTTGCAAATAACGATTTAGTATACTGATTAACATATAAGATTTAACAGAAGCGGCTAAAGTACCTTTTTTTTTAAAATTTAATAATTTAGTTGTAAAAACCATCGTCATGTAATTGCTTTTATCATTGGTGCTTATTTTTTGATTTGCATATGTAGTTCCAGGTGGACGATCAATGATAGAATCAACGTTTTTAAATTTCCCTTTGACACCAGAACATTTAAACCATTCAGTTGAAATAAATTCTGATATTTCACTTGCTTTTTTGTTATTGACATCACCAATTATAAGACCTCTTTTTTGAGAGTTACAATATATTTTTTTTGAGACATGATCAATAAAATCTTCAAATGATAATTTCTCAAATATTTTTTTTATTCCAGTTGACAAATCTAAATCATATAAAAATTTTGTAAGCTCATTTTTTCTGATAATTTTCTCATCATCATTTTTAGATTCAATAAAATACTTCATTATTTTTGTTTTAGCAATCTGGTAATTCTTTTTATTTTGACTATTGTTTTCTATGATAAATATTTGTTGCATGCTTTTTATTATTTCAAGATAATTTTCTTTGAAACATTCAATATAAACACTTCCAAAACATATATTAGAAAAACTATAATTAGTGAAAGCCCCGCCTAATTCGATTTTAGTATCTTCTTCAGCAAATAAATCAATAGTGTAAGAAGATAGTATATTATTATAAAGAACTCCTTTGATATCAATAATATCTGAATAATAAATATACATTTTTATTATGAGATTTTTAGATTGTATTAAATCAAATGGTTTGAAATAAAAGATCGAATTTTCATTTTCATATACTGGTTTTGGAATAATGTTATGTTCGTCATAAGATAATTTCGGGATGTATTTATTTGGCTTGTAATATATTTCATCATAGTAAGTTTTAGTAATTTTTTCTGCTTGAGGTAAAGTATTTTCTACAATATATTTAATATCATACAATTTATTTTTCTTTAATTTTTTCTTATCACTATCAAGATTATGAAAGATTAAACATTTTTCAAGATTTAATCTTTTAAAAAATATTTCTTTAAACTCATTAGCATCTTTTTTATTATATTCAGTCATTGTATATGACTTGAACATATATTCAATAGGGTATATAAATAGATTTTGAGAGACATCTAACAAGTCTATTTTTTCATCGTACCATCGAATCTTACTCAATAATTTTAATTCATCGAAAATCCATTTAGGTATATCTTGTTTATGTATTTGCGATAAATATTCTTTGACAGCGTAATATATATCACATAATTTAGGATTATTGGAAACATTTAAAACTATTTCCATATCAACTATTTTTTGATTAACTGTTATTTCTTCAATTGATAAATTGAGTGATTCGATCAATTCTAATTTTTTTAACTTTTTTTCTAAGACATTATGTAAACAGTTATCTAAAACATATTCCATCAGAATGTCATATTGATTAAATTTTTCACTAAAAATAAAAGGAACTTCCCATATAAATGTAATCGTCTTAATTCCAGGAATATCAAGACAAGCTATTTGTCTTTTTTCTATTAAAACCGGAGGATTTTTATTTAATACACCTAATGGTTTTGCGGCAACTGGTAATAATTTGACCATTTCTATCAAACGAGATTCCACTGTTTCGAATGGAGTAGAATGTTGTATTATCAATTTCATTCTGTCGGTAGTATAATATTTTTTATAAAAATCGGCAACAACATTTGCTATTTCTGGAACTGATAGACTGGCTAAATTTCCTACGTTAAATCTACTAAATGGATGATTTTTATTTGAAAATATTTTAACGGCGTTGGATACTTTAGATGATTTAAGCAAACCAATATGTTCTGAATCAACTGCTAAAATTTCTGCCATGACATCATCTTGATATAACAACGGTTCAATAAAAGCACTTAGAAAAATATCTAATAATTTTTCAAAAGAATTTTTTTCACAATTTACATAAAACTTAGTTTTATCTGGAGAAGTAGATGCATTACCATTTCCTCCATGATTATAAGGAAATGTATTTAGCAAATCTTTTTCTGGGTATTTTTTAGATCCTAAAAATATCGAATGTTCTAATAAATGAGCTACTCCTGGATATTTATCAGGGTCACTGTTATACCCTACATCGACAGCTAATACAACATTAGATATATCAGTTTCATTGTAAATATAAACTAAGTCGAGACCATTTATATTTCGATGAGTTACAATACTTGAATCTTTTGGAGGCAAGAGTATTGTCATTGTATATATATATAAAAATTGAAAATATAAGACAAAACAGTATTTCTTATTGATTAATTAAATAAAAAATAACATGTTCGATTTAAAAGGGGTATCATATGATGATATGGTTTCATGTGTTGAAAAAAAAAAAGTTAAATTAAACAAGAATAAATATCTATTGATAAAAGAAATATTCAATCAATTATTTGTTGGAGATGGAGAGTATTATAAATCGAAACTATCAGATTTCAATAATATTGTTTATGAAAATATTATTATTCACTCGAAATATTGTTATGACACGATAGAAGCATTTTCTACTGAGATGAAAGAAAACAGTCTTCCACTCCTTAAATTTAAGTCAGATGACAATTGGACACTTGAACAATATAATATTGAAAGAGGAAAATATGTTTTTAAATTTCTAAGATCGTTATTGAAAAAAATCGATATGAAAATGAAAAAGATTAAGATTAAATCTCACAAAAAAGATCCAGAAAAAAATCAAAATAGCATTTACAAAATAGTACTTAATGTATTGTAAAAACGTAAATAAAATAATTTTTCGAAATTAATAAAACGGATGGTTTAAAATGGCTAACTGTTTAGGTATATATTCATTGAGAGATAAATTATAAATATACAAATACCTGTCTTCAACATATGTATCAATCATCAAATCATTTAAATAATCTTCATAATTCATATTACAATTTGCATACAACAAATCTACATTTGCTGTTTTCAAAGTAACCATTAAATTATAAATCATTTGATACAATGTTTCTTGAGAACTAGTATAATAATATAATTTACAATTAGTTGTTTTTTTGTCATCTTTTCCAATAACTTTATAAAGAATACAACTGATAAAATCAATTACTTCATTGTCAGTATTAACTAATGTGTAAGTATTAACATTTGGACTTTGATAAAATTCTCTTTTGAATTCATCAAAAGTATAATCAACTGTTACTGAATATATTTCTTTATTAATTTGAAATAACTGATAACAATCTTTAACATGTTTCTCTTCTAATAATGAAAATTTATTAGTTCCCAATGTTAGTTCTGATATTGTATCAGGTAACTCTTTATTTTTTTGGTAAGAATAATAATATGTTTTTGTTGTTGCTAATGGCGCTACGAATTTTTTATTGTTAAAAAATATACTTAATTCAAAACCTAAACTTTCGCATGTTTTTTTATATGCTGTTAATAATTTATCACTAATAAAAAATTTCCTAGCACTTTGATGTGTAATTATAAAATCTGTTTCAATAAACTTATGTAGTTTATTTTCAACTTGATAATTTCTTTCATGACCAGCAATTAAACCTACAATAACTTTGTGTTTATTTAATTTAGCAACCATAACATATTTTTTATTTGGAGCCATAAAATAAAATTTTAATTCATTTTGTGTCCAAACTCTTTTTTGATTTACTTTGTCGAAATCAGAATGTTGGTTAATAAACTTAGTAGCTAATTCTAAATGTTTTTCGTTTGTCAAATCCATTAAAATCATATCTGGATTTAATTTTTGAGCAGTTTTGTTTGATTGGTTTGATTGAATCGGTTGATTGAATTTTTCTCTCCATCCGATCAATGGATATTTTTTCATAATTGGTTGATTGGCCCAAAAATTATAAGTTTTTTTGCTAATACTATGTTGTAATCTTTGTTTTTTTAACTTACTGTTTCTTCCCATTTTCTATATATTTATTATTTAAATTTATAAAGATTGTGAGACGCTCTGTGTGATATTAGCAAAAATATAAAAAATGAATTTATAATAAAAAATATATTACTTGTGATAAGTATACTCGTAAAAACAAATATGAGTGATATAAATGACTTAATAACAGATTATAAAACATTCCAAGAATACAAAGAAAATATTATTATTGGTAATTTCGAATATCATGGAAAGAGTTTTGTAAAAGCAGATGTTTATAATAATGAATTAAATGAAGAATTGCAAAAGATATGGATCAAAGGACCTAAGATCAAAGTTAATAAAAATTGTTATAAAATATCTTCAGGAAACAATCATAGCAAATCTCCGCTCTATATTCTTTTATCGAACCGTAATGAAGAAGCTATTTCACTTAACAAATTTATTACTGACACAGAAAAGTTTTTATTTAATGCACTAATTAAAAAATTAAATCGTTATGTATCTTATGAAATGGTTTTGAAAAAGAAAGCTAAGAAAAAGAAACATCGAACTAATTGGGCAAACTCATTAATAATGAAATCAAGTATATCACAGTTTAATAAAAAATTATCACCAACTATGAAATTAAATATGAAATATACAGAATCGGAATCAGAGTGCCGAGAATTTGATTTTAAAATATACAATCGAAGAAATAAATTAATGAAACTATCTGCAATCAAAAAAGGATCTTATGTGATTCCATTATTTGAACTATCTGAAGTATTTTTAAACGAAATATCAATTGGTTTCAATTGGAATATACTAGCTCTCAAAACAGAGCCATTGTTTTTATATTCGTCAACAAATATTTTTCCTTTGACACAAAAAGAAAAAGATCGTAACAAAAGTTTGAAAGAGAAAACTGAATGTTATCATTGTTTACATTGTCCAAATAATAGAACTCATATGTGTAGTGGTAGTGGATCGTCAAATAACAACGCTTCTCTTATGATGCCTCCGCCTCCACCTCCAATGATTGATATCAAACCAAAACCAAGAAAAAGAATAGATTTATCAAAAATAAAAGAAGAAAATAAAAAGAAAAATAACTTTGCTCAAAATGTTGGTATCTCATTAAAAGATATATTGAACACAAAAGGAAGATTAAGGTCAGTAAAAAAAAAAGATTCAGATGAAAGTGATAAACTTAATAGCAAGCCAAATGAAGAAAGTGATACTAAAAAAATAAATGACGTTAAAGATTCTCTTAAAGATAACGACACAAGTACTAATTAACAAACTAAAAATAAATAATATTAATTTTTAATTTTATTCATTGACACAGTTATTAATTTGCGTAAATATATTCATCATTTGTATATATTCATCACTTCCATTAATAATATTATTTTCCACTTCACCTATTTTAAGTAAGATAACTGCTTTAGTAACATCTTTAATAGAATCATTTTCAATAACTTTATCTTTTAATAAATCAATTATATCTATGCTAACATAAGAACAAAAATAAATTTCTCTGGCTAAAGATACTATCTGATCAATCGACATTTTTCCACCCAAACAAGCATTAGAAATTTTAGTTATGACATCTTTTGGAATGATAGCACATACATCAGTAATATCTTTATCCGAAATACTTTTCTTAAACTTATATCGGTATTTAATATTTTGCAAAAAAGAAATTGATTTTCTCATATCACCATTAGATTTATTGATTAATATTTCTAAGTGGTCTTTTGATATTTCGATCTTTTCTTTTCTAGCAATCATTTTTAATCTTTCTAATGATTCTGAAAATCTGAGTTGATTAAATCTAATATTAGTACATCTAGATGCAATTGCTTCTATTATTTTATTACGATAATTACAAATAAAACAAAATCGTGTAATACCAACATATGTTTCCATAACTTTACGCAATGCATATTGAGCATCTTTTGTCATAGCATCTGCTTCATCTAAGATTATTAATTTGTAACATGGAATTATTTTATTAGAATCTTTATTATTTTTATGATGACTCGTATTGATTGATATTTTAGATAATGTTATAATTTTATTTCTAACTACATCAATACCTCTCTCATCTGATGCATTTAACATAAAAACTCTTTCTTTAAATAATTTTTGTCCAAACAATTCTTTACATAAAGCTAATATAGTAGATGTCTTACCTGTTCCGGATGGTCCATGAAATAAAAGATGTGGAAGAGAACCAGTTTCTACACTTTTTTTCATCATTAATTTAACTGTTTCTTGTCCAACAATATTACTTATTTTTTTAGGTCGGTACTTTTCTAGCCATATTTTCTTGACGACATGTCTGGCTTTAGGTTTTTCTGGAGGACATTCAGTTCTTAACTTCAACATATTTATATTATTTAATTTGTTAGTACTAATGAAACAATATTCCGTTATTGTCTTTAATATTCAAATTTATTTATATCGTTTTTATCAACTTATCGATGTTAAAATTGAATATTAAAAAGAATATTGCTTATTTTACTTGAGACAAATCAAAAAATAAATATTAAATATAATGGTAACAATTGGTCTTTTAGGAAAGAAATCATCTGGAAAATCAACAGCAGCTAATTACTTATCAGAACATGGTTATGAAATATATTCATTAGCAACTCCATTAAAAATTTTATCTAAAACTTTGTATAAATTATCAGATCAACAGTTGTATGGAAATGAAAAAGAAATTATCGACAAAAGGTACAACTGTTCTCCTAGATATATCATGCAATATATAGGAACTGATATAGTTAGAAAGTATTTTGGTAAAGATTACTGGTTGACATTTCTAGCTAAATACATAGCAGATTATCCAAATAAAAAAATAGTAATTGATGATGTAAGATTTCAAAATGAAGTAAATTATATTTTAGCTTTAAAAACAAACAGTTGTATTATTAAAATTACTTCAGGTGAAATCGATTCTTTAAATGATAACCATGTATCAGAAAAAGGTATTGATAATATTAAAAACTATTCTTATAAAATAATTAATTGTAAGAACAGAAATTCAGTAAAAGATTTTCAAGGAAAAATATTAAAGTTATTAAATGAAAATATTAAAGTTATTAAATGAAAATATTAAAAATATTAAATAATTATATATTTTTGCGTATTTGACAAATATTTAAATTGAAGGCATATTATATAATCATATAATATGTCCGAACTCCCTAATTTAATCGGAGAAGCTATAGAAAACATAACTGATATTTCTGATGTTATTCCAGATACATTTACTATTAAATCATCTCCAGGATTTTTAAAAAATATAGTTACTAAAATATCATCAATTGGTTTTTTGAAAAAGTATGGCATTTACATTTTTATAGGTATTGTCGTAGTCGCTTTTTTCATGTATTATTTTTGGAGAATTAGAAGCGTTGATCCCGGTAGAGGAGAAAACGAAGAACAAAACTATTCTAGAGATGACTCTGGAGATTATCGTATTGATATTCCATTACAACATATTCCATCACAGCCTATTGTATCACAGCCTATTATTGTAGAACCAGAACAAAACGTAAATACAATTAAAAAAGAAACTCAGCCATTACTAAGTAAAAACGAAGATATTAATAATGATATTAATGAAGATGAAAAAGAAGATATTGATAACGATCCACCTATTCCTATTTATGATGACAAAATAGAATAATGAAATAATAAAAAAAGAATTTGTATTATTTCATTATTTACACATAGCCATTTTTTTGCTTTTTAAGACATTCAGTTATTTTAGCTAACTGTTTCTCTACTTTTTCTCTGTTAAAATCATTTTCTTCAATTAAAAATTTTCTTAATCCATCGATATCAGGCTCTACTGTATTGATAATAATATCAAAAGGGTCGTATACTTTAGCATTAGTAGTAAAATATCCTTGAGCTAATCTCCATTTCTTTTTAAATTCTTTAGATGGTCTGTAAATAGTTTTTCTTTCTAAAAATTCTATAAACTTAATCATGTTTTCTTGATTACCTTTTGTAGCAATACCTCTCTTATATAATTTTAACACTTTAGCTGGTCCGATATTTTCTACTCCAGGACAATAATCAGATCCTAATACAATGCAAACATTAACAAAGTCAATAAATTCTAGATTAATTGCATTTAACAAATGTTTCAAATTAATTTCTCTTCCAGTAGTTTTGTTAAATTTTTGCAATGTAACTAAACCTCCAAAGACAGGTATGTCGGTATCATCTGACATGACTGCATCAACTTTATTAGTTAATGTAAGTATTGCGCATTGAGCATCTGCTTCTTCAGGTGATTGAATACAACAAAGTCCTAATAAGTTTGATAGTCTTTTCAAATCCATAATATCTTCTGAACTAAGAACATATGATCTTACATGCAATGATTTAGTTTCTTTCTCGCTCAAATTTTCAGTTTTTAATTTTTTGTAAATATTACTTTTGATAGAATTTCTTCTGTCAACTAAATCTTTTTTAAGATTAGTTGGCTGTCCATCGAAAACAGGAACTGGTGTAATTCCAGAATATATCATTCCTAAAAATTTATAGTAAGCTCCATATATGTGTGAAGTACTTTTACCCATTGAGTTCTTTAAATCTTTTTCAGATCGAATCCGATAAACTAATTTATATATCAATAAAGACATATCAACAGCAATCGTCTTTCCAAAATAATCTTGATATTTAGTGTACCTGATAGAATCAGGGGAATTTATTTGTATAAATTTTAATAATTGTTTAATACCCATTTTTTAATATGTTAATATAACAAAAGAGTATTTAATAATAAAAATCTTCAATTTTTTTTTAATAGATCAACTAAATCCATCAATGAAAACTTTTCTTTTTTTGAAACATTTTCATTAGTTAGAATTTTTTTTATCTCTGTTATATATTTTAATTGAGTTTGATGATTTGAATAAGTTAATAAAAAATTAACTATTTTGAATTTACATTCAGTAACTGCTTTGTTCCAAATATATTCCATGGTTTTTTTGAGATCACTGTTAAGTAAACTATAATTTGAAGAGACGCCTGTAAATACGACTAATTGAATTAGTTTACTTGATGATAAATAATCTTCTTCAGATAAATATTTTTTTATCAATAAGAAAACTGATTCTTGAAATATCTTGATGTTATTTTGTGACAATAGCTCTAACAATTTAACATATATAACTTTATTATTTTCTTGTTGAATAATATTGAGTAATGTTTCTAATAAATATTCTCTTCTTTCTAAACTTATCTCAACAATAGATTTACTTATTTCAGAAAAGTTTTTTTCAGACAACTTATTTAAATTTATTAAAATATCTTTATTTTTAAATGGGTCATCTTTTTTGATCTTATTTGGTTTTACAAAAGGTGTTTTCTTTTTGTATTTATTTAATTTCCTAGTGACATCTTTCAAGTAAGACATATCATTAACAAATCTACTCATTGATTCTGGAATTTGATGATTGATTTTTTGATAGCTAAATAACTTATCGATTGATAGTTTATTATCAGATAAATTATTATCTGATAATTTGTTATCTAAAATACTTGATTGCATATTTAATAATTATATCCAGGTAACTATTTTTTATGTATATAATAATATTATTTAATTATCTGCTATTTTTACAAGTCTTCGTATCATTTTATCTATGTTTGAATATATTGTTTGTTTATTTTTTTTAACAACAAGGTAATATGATTTTCCATCGAATAATACTAATATTGTTTGTCTTTTAGTAGATATCCTATCTTCTTTGATACTATAAAAAGAAACATTAGAACCATTACAGTCTTTCTCTACTTGTACAATATTTGGATTGTTAAGTACGTTAATAGTTTTTCCATCTATCTCATTATAGATATTAATTAGTTTGATTAATGAAACTACTTTTTCTTTTGTCAAATCTTGATCTTTGAATATTGTATGATTAATTGACTTATAAAATTCTTTCATTGAAAGTGTCTTTGGAATAAAATTACTTTCTTTGATTCCATTAAAAATAGCGTAATGGAAAGTGTAATCTTTTTGATCTAGATCTTTGAAAAAATAATTCCTTTTACGGTAAGTGTTAATATCTAAAATATCATCTGTTTCTGGCATTGGTAAATCTTTGTAAACACAAATAAAATCTTTTTTGACATTTTTTTCTCCAATATCTTCTTTGACATTTCTTTCTCTAGCACTTCTTTCTCTAGCACTCCCTCCTTTATAAGTTTTCTCTGTCTTATTTTTTTGAAAGACATAAAATCGATTCAGTTTAGTTAGTTTAACACTAGCTTGATTGACAGGATTGGATAAGTCATAGAAATCTGCAATCGTTGATAAGAATTTATTATTTTTAGGTGCATATTTAGTAAAGAAGTTTTTTCTTTGATAATACTGCGCTTCAAATAAATCAGTTTCTACTAATTTCATATTACATTTTTCATTGAGTTCTTTTTCTAAAAAGTATTTATCAACTAAATATTCTGTTACGAAAACATCTTTTTGAAACATCAAGATATTATTTAAATCTATTGCAGATCCTAATCCAAAGTATTCTTTTTTTGTTTTTGGATCTTTTAATTTTTCGTTTCTATTATATTTTTTCTTCAAAGTAAAGAAATCGACTGCTTTTCCATCATTATCTGTGTATCTAGCTGAGTATTTTTCAGCCTCTCCTTCAAATAATGAATCTATTTTGTCTGCATCAAATGTTGTTAATAATAAATACCCACCTTCTTTCAAATTATTATTGATATTAGTCAAGAAATTAGACCATGTTAATTGATCTTTTAACAAATAATGGACTGCAAACTGACAACTAATAACATCAAATCTCGGATCTTTACCTGCAATGAAATGTTTATTCAAAAGAACTTTATTTTGAGAAGTAATTCCGGAGAGGGCTCTTTCTTGATCACCGGCAGCTAATAAAGCACCTGCATTGGCATGTATGAAAACCATTTCAGGGGCATTCTTTTTAGTTTCTTTCATTTCTTGATATCTTCGAATAGCTCCATCAATAGGGGATTCTAATCCCGACTTATCAATATCAACACCTAAATAAAAATTAACATTAGCTTTAAAAAACTTATTAATATCACCACCTCTACCACATGCTAAATCGAGTACATTTATTTTTCTTTTATAATATTTATCATTGCAATAAACATTAATTAAATTACCTTTTATAAAATTATGAAATTTTCTCATTGGCTGAGCAAGTGAAGTAGTTAACTGATAGTATTTAGTTTCTTTATTAACAACAGATTGATCATTTACTATTTTATTGTTGACATCAAGTTCACTACTGTAGTTTTTATTATTTGCCATTAATTCAATATCGTCTTCTGAAAATGGATTGATAATAGTCTTCCATATTTTATAAGCAACAGTTGAAAAATTACCAAAACCTTTTTTGAATTTATTTAGTTTTTCTGTTTTGTCATGTCTAATTCTTTTCACTACCCATCTGTGATATTTAGAAATATTAAAATCATTTTTGTAAGTAAATTCAACTACACTTTTATTTTGAATAATAATACCGTTTTCATCTCTAACATTTCCATCTTTCAAAAACAAATGAGCAATATGTCTTTTACTTTTTTCCATAAATAAAGCTGGTTTTTCTACACCATCTAATACTTTACCAATATGTAAATATGCAATTTTATATGGTTGATTTTTGAATTGGTTATCTTTAGAATTATCATAATAGATAGAATCTTGTCCTGTCAATTTATTTTTTTCAAAGATAAGATAAAAATCAATTGAGTTATGATCTTTTGGTTTCCATTTCAATTCAAAATATTTAGATTCTTTTTTGTTAGTAATATATTTTTGTTGCAAAGGATGATATACTAATCCATCTAAATTATATGGACATGCAATTGCTCTATCAAGCAAGTAACGTTTCCACATAATAGAAGAGTATTTGAATATTTCATTATCAGAAATTCCATAAATATTAGCAAACATCTTTCTACGAATTAATGGATATTGTTTTTGATGAGGAATATCATTATTCAAAGATTTCATATTGACTTCTAAATCTTTATTAAATCTATTAATCATTGATTCAATTGTATATTTTTTGTCTTCCTTTTCTGGCTTAGCTGGTGTGTATCCAGACTGTCCTTTCAATATAAAACAACTATTGATAATTTCATCAGCATGATATAACCTTTCCATAAAACTTTCGATATTTCTTAAATCTGTTTCACCTTTTCTCAAACAATCAAAAACCATAAATAAATATCTTTCTTTGGTGTAAATATATTCACCATCCATTACAGTTCCATTATATTTCTTATCAACACTAAGGCCAGTGAAATAAACATTCAGATTATTAGAAATCAAATAAACTTTTTCTTGATAAATAATTAAAAAATATCTTTCTCCATCAGCTTTATCTGTAACTGTATACCTGTTCGGTAAAGTATTAACTGCATCTACTTTTTCTAATGATTTGGGATCTCTTGCATTTAATTTTGAACGCCTATTTTCAGAAACATTTAATATTTCATAATAATAATTAATAACATTTTCAATTTCACTATTTGGAATAATGTAATTAGTTTGATGTAATATTTTTAATAGTATTAATGTTTCTTGATGTATCTGATCTAAATATTTTTTATCTTGAGTATCTTTCTTTTTAGTGCAATCTATTTCTAACTCATAAGATGATGTTTTGTGAGAAATATTATTGATATATTTACTTTGTCTGACATCAGTTAGATCAACCGATGTTGTCACAAAATTATCTTTTTTGATAAATAGAGATACTCTTTGTTTGAATCTGTAAACAATATTATCTAAATCAATATTATCTGCATTACTTAGATATTCTAATTCTGTATTAGTAACATTTTCTTCTTTAGATAATCTGACTCTAGTATTATATTCATTAATATCAACTGTGTTTTCATTATCTTTCTGTTTCTTAATAATTTTAATGAAATTGTGTTTTTTACTCAATTCAATCAATACACGAAATATATAATCATTTGGTTTTCCAAGAATAATTTTACGTTTTAAGAAATTATTGATGTTTTCTAATTTTTCAATAGTAATACGATAATTTGTAATCTTGTCTTTTACTTTAGTTGTGTAATTAACATCTAAATTAGTTGTAGAAATAATATTAATTTTATCTTTGATACTTACATGCTTCATGTATTTTAAGATTTCATAATACTTATTGAATCCAATCGAAAGAGTATTTGGAGCAGATCTAATAATAAATTCAAACTCATTACTAGGTTTGGAAGTAGAGTATAATTTACTGATCTGATCTAGTGTTTTCTTAGATAAATCTAGTTTTTTGGTGTTCATGTTTGTTTATCTAATGCTGTATAAAGATATCTCTTATACTATCTTTATTTCATTTTTATTTATTAGAACGAATAAAAATTGATTTAAATATATAAAAAGCGTATCTATTATTATAATCTTAACTAAAAAAATGGAAAGTTACCCTATTGAGATTTGCCAAATACCTATTTGTGAAAAGATATCTGTTGACAAAATGAATATAATATCATCCTCTAAGATAGCTCACCCAATGATTCAATATGGGTTTCATCAAATTATTCATGAAACGAAAGATAAAATGAAAATAGTTGGAACTGTCAAAAATAAAAATACTTATCTAGTTAATAATAAATTTGAAAGATATGTTGATAAATATGATAATGATATTGGCAATGTGTCTAAAAAATATTTCAAATTAGATAATAAGCCAAAGATATTGAGCAGAGCTTTTTATAAATTATGGGAACTGATATTTATGTTTGATCTAATCCCATCAACACCAGGATTTACTTCCGCTCATTTAGCAGAAGGACCTGGGTCATTTATTCAAGCAACTATTATGTATCGAGAAATGGTAGCTAATGCAAAAAAAGATAATTATCATGCTATTACGTTACATCCATCAGATTTACAAGAATACATTCCTAAACTAGATAAAGATTTTGAAAAATATTATTCTAAAGATGGAAGATATCATCAGTATAAAACACATTCTACTAAACAATCTGCTGGTAGTAAGAAAAAAAGTGACGGTAATTTAACTAACCCCAAAACGATTAAATTATTTAGTAATACATTTACTAAAAAAAAAGTCGATTTAGTAACAGCTGACGGTGGTTTTAACTGGAAAGATGAGAATCTACAAGAACAAGAAGCTTTCAAATTAATCTTAGGACAAGTAACTGCCGCATTAAAAATTCAAAAGAAAGGTGGAAACTTTATTTGCAAACTGTTTGAAACATTTACAAAACCTACTTTGAAAATATTAAACATCCTATCTGTTTTATATGAAAAAGTAATCTTAATCAAACCATATATGAGTAGAGAATCTAATTCAGAGAAATATGTGGTTTGTTTGAAATATTTAGATAATAATAGTAAATTAGTAGATAAAATGGAAAAATTAGTTGAATCTGCTTTTGCAAATCCTAAGTCACATATTGTCGATATTTTATCAACACTAGATTTATCTAAACAATTTCAAGCTTCAGTTATGAAATATAATAGTAGTTTGACAAACAAACAAGTTAGACAAATAGATAAAATAGTTTCATTCATTAAATCTAGAAACTATTACGGAAATGAGTATAATAAAAGTAGAGATGAACAAATCAAAGCTACTAAAGAATGGATCAAACACTTTTTCCCTGATAAAAAAGATTTATCTTTCTCAAAGAAAAAAATTAGAGAAGAAATTGAAAAAGTTATCGAAAGAAAAACTAAACAAACAACTAGTTTATTGAAAATAATCTAAAAAACTAATATAATACATTTTTACAAAAAGTTAATATGAACTAATATCTTTTATTATTTCACATTTATTCACTTCTTTTTGTTCTTGACAAATTTGTCTCTGAGCATATTTCCAACGTCTTTTTCTGCATCATTAAAACTGAGATTTCCTTTCTTAACTTTACTCAATTTACTAAGCATAAATAAAGTAGTTGAAATATCTTTTAGATAAATAACTTTTTGAAAAGTACTTGGATATGTTTCATTGAAAAGAGGAAATTTCTTTTCCATTGTTTTTTCATATATCTTTTCCAATTGTTTTTTCTTATCAGTGTCTTTTGTTTTAGATATAATTTTTAAATCATTATATAATTTGTTGTCAGGTTCTTTCATAAATAATAAGACACTATTGATATGATTTAAGACAGCAGTTACATTTACAATATTGACAGGTCTTGAGCTAGGATCAAAAATAATACCGTCAGTTGGTACAGATGTTACTCTACTTGTTTTTAATGGTTTCATAATAAATAATATATATTTATTATGGAAATAATTAGTAATTATAAATCGCACGTATCTAACTCTTTGATTAGCATTGCCTTTGTTTTCTTTTTGTCTTTTCCTGATTTAGTTTTTCCATTATAGATATTTATGTTATATTGTTTAGCTATTTTTTGTAAATCTGCTAACTTAAGAGATGTTGATATATGTGGTTTAGTTTCTGGCTTGGATATATTTTCGGGCGTTTCATTTATTTCATTATTTTCTTTTTTTGTGATAAATATATTTTCTGTTTTGTTAACGATAGTAGGTTCTATGTCTTGGTCTTTGTCGCTCTCATCTGTGTTTTGATCTTCATCACTATCATAATACCCTGTTTGTTTCTCTTGTTTCTCTTGTTTCCCTTGTTTCTCTTTTTTTGCTGTCTGGTCTTTGATATTTTCCTCATCTACTACAGAATCATCAATTGTTGATTCGTCCATATATTTAAGTAAATCTTCTTCTCCTAATTCAAATTTCTTTTCGATCAGTTTAAGTGAAATATCGGAAACAGTTGGTCTGATATATTTATTATCAATTGTAATAATTTTTTTGAGTGGTGGAATAGTATAATCTAAAATTAGTTTTTCTATTTTAGTTTTCTCGTTTTGATAAGAAATTGGTTCAAATGAATTTTTATAAAAAGAGAGCATTATCACATATTTAAACTTATTGTAATGTTTTTCTGGATAGACACAATGAAGTAATTCATTTTCGATGTCGAACAAAAAAATATTTAATGAGAACATATCACTTAATAATCGGAGAACTAATTTATCATTTTTATATCCAATCAACGATTCAATCAATTCTGTTTTAGTCCAACCTATCTTATCATATTCATACAATTCAAAAATGTGAGCTGATTTTATTTTTTTAATAATATCATTAACAAATTTTTTAATTAAATCAATCTTCTTTATTTTACTCAAATTAATAAATACAGGATAGATACAATATAAAAAAGAATATATCAAAGAAATATTATGTTTGTTATCAACATGGATTACTTTATGACGATACATAATTTCAGAAAACGGTTGCAGTAATGTTTTTAATTTCTTAGGAAAGTTGGAAACATTTTTTTTATCATTCTTTACCAACAAATTAAAATTAATTTTTTGAATGGTTGAAAAAGATGAATTGTTTATTTTTTCTTGGTCAAGCAATTCTTCTTTAGCAATATCATGTTCAAGCTTATCTTGTTTATTTGCAATTTTTTCGACACATCTTATTAATTCTACCAAAGTTATTTTACTAGTCATTTGACGTTAGTTATAATAACAATACTAGTTATATTGTTTTATATTCAATTTTCTGTATATTCTTTTATTGCCTTCCTATATTCTTGTGTTTTGATGATACTCTTTTCAGCATTAGTATATTTCTTTTTGTTTTTATTTCTAGCTTCTTCTGAAATGATAATATCATTACATGAAAAAACAGCTTTTGGTTTCAAAGATTTGTCATATAATGATAATATTTTTTTGATCTTTTCACATGCTTCATTTGACAAATTTTCTATAAACAAAAATGTATTTTTTTTATTTTTAGTTATGTTAATATTATCATTATTACAAATATGGTATATCTTTAATAAATATTCTTTTTCTTTGACTGCTTCAATTTCTTCTTTTAAAAGTTGCTTCATTTCATATGTGTAATTAGTATTTTTCATTTTGTCAGTATACATATACGATTTATTATAATTGATATATTATCACGCATAATTGTTTTCTAATCACTAAATATAATCAGATAAAATGGATAAAAACAATAATTCTGATCAATTAAGTGACGATGATACTAAAAAACTAATGACTGTCGAATATGCATATCCGGAACCTACTGATCCAGATTTTCAGTATAAGATTTATAACAAAAGAGAATATCATATTAATCGATTCCCAAGAAGAAAGAAATTAAATACATACAAAGAGATTGAAAAATACAGAGATAATATATGTACTGGTAACTTTCAAATTAGAGAACAGCAAGCTTTTCTAGGTAAGTTTATCAATCCAAATACACCATACAAAGGTGTTTTAATAATGCATGGTACTGGTACTGGGAAATGTTTAGCAAAAGATCAACGAGTACATATAATTGAAAATAATAGAACCGTTAAATCTTATCTTTCAATTGAAACTATTTTTAATAAATACAAAGGTATGCAAAGTATTTCAGATGGAGAAGGATCTTGGCATTTATTGAAGTCTCCAGTTTATGTAGAATCAATGAATACTAAAAAAGAACTATTGTACATGCCAGTTAAATATCTCTATCAACAAAAAGTAGATGAACTAATGGATAGGATTACTTTATCTAATGGAAATGTTATCAAAGTAACAAAGAAACATAATTTATTAACTGATCAAGGATGGCAAGCTAATATTGCTAATAATCCTAAAATTAAATATATTGCAGTTCCAATTAAATACAATAAAAATATTGTGGAGAGTCCTATTACTAAACCTTTATCAAGTGATTTTATTTTAGTTGAGATAGATACAATTGAAGAATATAGATATTCTGATTATGTTTATGATTTAGAAGTAGAAACACATCATAATTTCATTGCGGAAAATACATTAGTATCTAATACATGTGCTGGTATTACTATTGCAGAAGGGTTCAAAGAATTAGTTTCTAAATATAATACTAAAATACATGTTTTAGTAGGTGGTCCATTAATTAAAGAAAGTTGGAAAACAGAATTATATAAATGTGCAGGTGATGCATATATTGCTAAAACAGATCAAACAAAATATGTGAGTACTTTGGATAAAGAAAAAATTAAAAAAAATGTTGTTTCTAGTGCAATGCAGTATTATAAATTCTTAAGTTACAATGGATTTTATAAAAAAGTATTGGGAGAAAAAGTTATTGACGAAGTGAAGACAGTTGATAGTAAAACTAAAACTGTTTATAAAAAAACAACATCGGGAGATTTTGAAAGAGATCTTTCTTCCGATCGTATTGTTTCTATTAATAATAGTTTAATTATTGTTGACGAAGCCCATCATTTAACTAATAATTATTATGGAGAAGCATTAATGAAAATAATTAAAAATTCAGTTAATTTAAAAGTAGTTTTATTAACAGCTACACCCATGAAAAATTTAGCAGATGATTTAATTGAGTTAATTAATTTTATTAGACCAATTAACAAACCACTCAAAAGAGAAAATATTTTTAATCAGTACAAGAATCACTTAATGGATATCAAACCTGGTGGAGTTGAATATTTGAAAAAAATGACTCGAGGATATATTAGTTTTTTGAGAGGAGCTGATCCTATTACATTTGCACAAAGAAGAGAAGTTGGAGAAATACCAAAAGGTTTAATCTCAACACCATTAGTAAGATGTCAAATGTTGCCATTTCAAAAAAAACTGTATGATAAAATCGCAGAGAGTTCAACTGATGCATTGGATAAACAATCGGAAGCGATTGCTAATTTTGTGTTTCCTGGAATAAGTTCAGATGGTAAAACACTCCAAGGATATTTTGGAAGAGAAGGGATTCGAGTTGTTAAAAATCAAGCTTTATCTAATAGTGAATTAGTCAATACTAAAATAGCAAAAGAAATATTTAATGAAACTAAGTTTTCAGGTGAAGAATATATATCATATTCATCATTCACTAATAATATCAATGGAAGAATATTAGAGAAAGATAATTTAAAACATTTTTCATCAAAATTCTATTCTGTCTTAACACAATTAGAAGGATTAGTATGGAGTCAAAAAGGAGCTGGAACTGCTTTTCTTTATTCCAACTTAGTTAAAACGGGTATTGAAATATTTCAAGAGATATTAATAAAAAACGGATATTTAGAATATGAAAAGAATAACTCAGAATATAAAATATCAAATGACACTAAGTGTTACTTTTGTGGACAAACATATAAAAAACATATCTCAAAAGAATCACTCAGTGTTTCAAAGGATTATAACATGATCGACTCTTCTATTACAATGGGTATCAAAGATGAATTCACTACTAAAACAACCGAACCACCAAGTCATAGTTTTTATCCAGCTGTTTTTATTCCAGTAACAGGAAAAAGTTCAGAATCATTCGTTGATTTAATACAAGAAGAAAAACAAATTATCTTGAATACTATTTTTAACAAAGTAGATAATAAAAATGGAAAACATATTAAATTTATTTTAGGATCACAAGTTATGACAGAAGGTATTAATTTAGCTAATGTTAGAGAAGTTCATATTCTCGATGCAAGTTATCATTTAGGTAGAGTGGATCAAGTTATTGGAAGAGCAATTAGATATTGTCGTCATTATGATCTGATGTCAGAAGATAATCCATATCCAGTAGTTAATATATACAAATATGTAGTAGCTCTACCAGATCAATTATCAAGTGAAGAAATATTATATCAAAAAGCAGAACTAAAATACTATTTAGTAAAACAAGTAGAAAGAATCTTGCAAGAAAATGCTATTGACTGTCCATTAAATATGAATAATAATGTTTTTCCAGAAGAAATAGAAAAGTATAAAGATTGTATCAATCCACTTCATAAAAATAAAGAAGGTCAGTTAATATGTCCAGGGAAATGTAATTATATGGCGTGTGAATATCAATGTGTAAGTGAAAAACTTAACAAAATGTTTTGGGATCCAGAAAAGAAAATGTATCGAAAGATATTAAAAGATGATTTAGATTACACCACGTTTACTAACGATCTTTCTTACTCAGAAGTACAATATGCAAAAGATAAAATAAAAGAAATGTATAAATTGAAATCATTTTATTCTTTGAAAGAAATTGTTGATTATGTCAGAGCAAATTATATTGAAAATAAAAAAGATCTTTTTGATGAGTACTTTGTTTTCAAAGCATTAGATCAATTAATACCTATTGATGAAAATGATTTTAATAACTACAATGGAGATTTGTATGATAAATTTAATAGAATTGGATACTTAATTCATATTGATAAATATTATATTTTCCAGACATTTGATCAACCAGAGAACATGCCTATGTATTATAGAAATAATTATCATAAACATATTGGTTATTCGATATCACTCAAGAATTATTTAAAAGCCAATAACCAATATAAAATATCTAAAACTGAACAAGAAAAAAAAGGAGATTCTAAAAGAAAAATTAAATATGATTTTGAATCAGTGATTGATTATTATGATAGTCGTGAAGAAAATAATTATGTAGGAGTTATTGATTTAGAATCAACTAACAAAATATCTATCCGTAAAGCAAAAGATATTTTTAAGATTAGACCAAAGAGAAAAAGAATTGCCGATATTAAGAGAGCAACTGGAATGCCGTCTATCAGAGGGTCTGTATGTGCAACAAGTAAAACAAAAAGTTATTTAGTTAAAATAGCTAAATCGTTAGACATTAAAATAGATAAAAAAATTAAACGTTCCAAGATATGTCAACTAATCAAAGAAAAGTTATTATTTTTAGAGAAATACAGTACTGGAAAAGATAAAATGACATATCTAATGATTCCTAAAAACCATCTAGAATATAAATTCCCGCTCAATATAGACGATCGTATAGAATTTATAGAAAATAAAATATACTCTAAAGTGAAAAGTCGAATAACTATCAAAAAAAATAAAATTAAGAAAAAAGTAAATGATATTAATGTCACAACATATCAATTAGTATTTGAAAACAATCGAGATTTAAATGATATTAAATCTTTCCTTGTTAAAATGGGTGGTGATATTAAAAAAGGAAAATGGGAAATACTAATAGATTAAGCTAATATAAACAATATCATATTAAACTACTCCAGTGATATCAAAAAATTGATATATAATTTATATAAACATCATCTTTTATACACTATATTATAAAAAATGTCACACTTATATTTCAATAAAGTTATTAAGATGGTTGGTTATGTGTATCCGGAACAACTAACAAATGATATATATGGAAGTGTAATAACTAATTTGAAAAAAAAATATGAAAATACAGTTTATCGAAAAGAAGGATATATTGTAAAGATCTATAAAATCACTGACCATGAAAATTTCAAAATTTCCAATAGTGATTTTAGAGGTGTTGTCGAGATTGAATGTAGTGTTTTATGTTACATGTTCTTACCTATTGTTGGAGAAAAGATTTTATGTAAGATATCACATGTTTCTGATGGTATCATTACTGGAAATATGGGTAGTATGATTATTATCATTCAAACTAATAATATTGATAGAAAGAAAATAGAAGTTGGAAGTATACAATTAATTAAATTACTGTCAATTAAATTATTTACTAACCATACTGATATTTGCAGTGAAGGAGAAATTGTCAGAGAAAGTACTGACAAAGAGAAAAAGCAATTTTATATAGAATCTCACAGTAATGACAACCAAGAAGAATTTTAAATTGCTTTGTTTACAACATAAAAAATAAAATATAATGATCATTATATATTATTTACCTACCATTACTAAAAAATACAACTTATTAAACCAAAAATGTTTGACAGATTCACTATCGAAACCAGTATTAATAAAAGAGCTGGATACAAAAAACCTATTTACTGTACTAACTGTAATGGAAAAAATCATAAAAGTAAAAAATGCTACAATCCTATAATTAGCTTAGGTGTCATATTAGTTAAACTGGATATTAAAGCAATCTCTGGAATGACACCAGAATTACTAGAAAAATTTAGAAAGTCATTAATTTCATACAGTACTTATGGAGATCAACAAATTACCGATGTATCTATTGTTAGAGAATCTCAAAATTGTGATTTGATATTTTCACAACTGAAAGATTCTGTTAAGTTTTTAATGGTTCAAAGAAAACACACGGTTGGTTTTATTGAATTCGTTAGAGGAAATTATGATGTTGATAAAAATTTTGGAAGAATTGTTTTCTTGTTATCACAAATGACTAAAGAAGAACTCCATAAATTAAAAACACTTGAATTTAAAGACCTTTGGAATGATGTATGGAGGAAGTATTATGAATCTCCTTCAAGTGATCATTTAAGTAGATATGAAAAATCTAAAAAGAAATTTAATATAATGAAAAATAAAACTGATATGAATCTAGATTATTATATTAAAAATACTACATTGCAATGGAGAAATTCTGAATGGGGGTTCCCAAAAGGTCGTAGAAATTACAGAGAAAGTGATTACAAATGTGCAATCAGAGAATTTAAAGAAGAAACTAATCTAGAAAATAAAGATTTTTGTATGTTAACTAAAATAAGACCATTAGAAGAAACAATTACTGGAACTAATGGTAAAAAATACAAATATGTTTATTATGTTGGCATGATTAATAATTCTGAAAATGAATTAGAGATTGACAAAACAAACCCAGATCAAGTAAGTGAAATTGGAGATATTAAATGGCAAACTTATCTAGAAGCTATTGATAGTATTAGAGTCAATAGAAACAATCGAAAAGAAATTCTATCTAAGCTTTTCTTTTTCATTGTCAATAAGATCAATCATTTATTAAAATAATTATTTTACTTTTACACTTGCTTTTACACTTGTTTTTTTACACTTGCTTTTTTACATATTTTTATAATATCTTTTTAAGATATTATAATGAACATTAATACAACATTATTCGAACTACTTATCAATAAAAAAACAAATGATTTTATCAAATTTTTTAATCAAAATCAAAAGTCAATCAATGTTAATATCCTTGATGTCGGAGGTAATTATCTTATTTATTATGCTATTAATTTTAATGAAATAGGTATTGCCAAAATGTTAATTGAAAAAGGAGCATATTTAGATGTATTGGATTCAACGGGAATGGGACTTTTATTTAATCCAATTAAAAATAATATGAAAGAGATGGTAGAGTTTATTGTTTCAAATGATTCTAATATTGGTGCTAGTGTTTTTGATGTAGTTGATTCTAACTCTAACATCCCTCTTCACTATGCCATCAATTCAGGTAATTTAGAAATGTTAAATATAATATTAGAAAAAGGAAAAGCAAAGAATTTACTATATCAAACTAATGAGAATAGCAATTCTTTACATATGTCAGTCTTTCAAAAAAAATATTCGATCATTAAAAGAGTGTTAGAAAAGTTTATTGAATGTGGTTATTCTATTGATAAACCTTCTTCGTCTGGTGAGAATATATTGCATTTGGCATGCAGTTTTCAATTAAGAGAAACCGTAAAACTAATATTAAAATATCCTTTTGATGTCAATAAACAAGATTATAAACAGCAATACACGGCTTTGCATTATGTTGTCGATATTGCAGATAATGGATTATTTGATATATTACTTTCACATAAAGAAATTGACCTAAACATTCAAGATTATAGCGGGAACACTCCACTCCATAAAGCTATTGAAACTAATAACATTAATCTATCTGAAAAATTAATTACTCATCCCAAAATCAATCTAAATATTTACAATATCTATTTAGACATTCCACTTCATTTGTATTTAATAAATCACGAAAAATTAAACATTTCGGAAAAAACTGTTTCTACCTTAATTAAAAAGTCATCAATGAATTTGCAATCTACTTTTGGTAATTCTTGTTTTTTATTATTAGTTAAAACAGGATTGTGGAAAAAATACATAAATATACTTGAAACTAAAAAAATAAATATATTCGTTACTAACAAAAGAAGACAATCTTATTTAAATTACGTAGATCCAGTTGACGAAGATATATTCAAAGATATGATTGTCAAAAGTTATTTACACATATTGAAATTTCGTAAAAAAGAATGGACCAAAGAATGGGAAAATGTGTGCAAATTTGAAGATTCAAAGCCATTGTCAAAAGATGATATGCAAATATTAAATAAATATTTGAATAATTCTAAACCTAAATCAAAATCTAGAAAGCAAATATGTTATAAAATAATTTTAAAATATTTAGATAAGCTGATCGAATTATTCAAAAATAAGACTATTAATTTGTGCAGTAAACGTTCTTATCCGATCGCAAAAGATCATAAATGCATTAATTACAAATCTACAGCTTATGTGAGTAGTTGTTCTTTTATAGGATCTAGAATGGATATTTTAGTAGGTCTAATATATTTATTAAAAAAACATAATAATACATGTGCTGTCATAGACGATGTTGCAATCTATGATGATGAGATGGAAGGTCTTGATGAAAAAAAAAATATTAATTCTGAAATTATATGGAGAGGCGATCGATTACTTTTTATAAAATCATTTGCTAGTAATTTCAGAAAATGTATTTCCGGAAAAAGAAGATTTATTATAATACCAGTCGGTATTGAATTGGAAGAAGGGTCACATTCTAATTATTTAATATATGATAAAACTAAAAAAGAACTGGAACGATTTGAACCGTATGGTGGATCTGGTCTATATAAGTTTGATTATAATAAAACTTTGTTTGATAGCAAATTATCTAAATGGATTAAAAAGATTGAACCTGATGCTGTACATTATACACCGAACAGTTTTATGAATAATGTCGGGTTTCAACATTTAGATATTAACGATAGATATGCAAAAAGAGTTGGTGATCCAGGTGGGTTTTGTGCAGTCTGGTCAGTTTGGTATACCGACATGCGATTAAAATATTATAGTATGGATAGAAAAAAATTAATTAAACGTTTGATTAAAAGTATCATGTTACAAAACTTATCATTTAAAATAATAATAAGAAATTATACAGCCGAAATTACTACTCTCCGAGATAAATATTTACATGAGGGAGATATTTCCGTCAATGATATTTTAAATAATGAATATACTGATGAGCAATATCATTTAGTAATTAGTGGACTAAAAAAAACTTTAGCTGATCTTGGAAGTAAAATATATAGACAATAAGGACAATGTAATGATTATAATAAATATAAGTATTATCAAATTAATCCCGGAGCTAAATATTGTTTTACTGTATTGTAAGTATTTATCTCTCATTTCTTTAAGATCCATTTTTGCTTGATGTTTACTTTCATTTACTTTGTTGTGAATACCTATTAACCAATTGGCTAAATCATCTCTTGATGAAACTACTTTATCTGTAATTGGAAGTTCTTTTAAATGTTTTCTATAATTGATTTTACATGTGTAGCATGGCAACATCTCTCCCAATATTTTAAAAAATATCTTAGTTTCTCTTTGCTTTTTTAAGTTAGGTTTTCTAGGATATGATTCTGTGATAGAATGCAGAAATATCCAAGCAGGTGGGCCCCAATAAGTTGGGTCTCGTGGATTAATTTTTTCGTTCATTATAATAAATAAAATAATAATTATTGAATAATTATTATTAGATAAATATTATTAGATAAATATTATTAGATATTTTTTTTCATTAGTTTGCCAATTTATAGTATTCTCTTAATACATCATGATAAGTAGAGTTCTCTAAATATGAAATATCTTCTTCTAATGAGTTATTTAAATCTTTCAAATGGTACCATATATAATATCTGTAATAATTAACAAATGATAATGGTAAATTAGAGACAGTTTTTAAATATTTATCGTATTCAGTTGTCATTAACTTATTATCTACATCAGTAATATTTTCTTTATCATCAATAATGTTTTCTTTTTTAATAAATTCTTTTTGTATGCTAGTCTTATATATCTCATTTTTAAACATTTGAGGTGTGTATATATATGATAAAAAAATCTGTAGAAAATTAATACTGATCGGACAGACAATAGATATATTGTTTTTAGTTCTTCTAATAAAGAATAGAGAATTGGATAATTTGACCGGTTCGACTAAAGTATTTTTCTGCGTATTTTTTTTATCTAATGATTTTATAGTATACATTGAGTTAGGATCTGGATAGTTAACATCAAAATATTTATTTTTTAGTGATTGTAAAGTTCCCGCTGTATTAATTGTTTTAACAATGTTACTACCAAAACCATAAAACAAACATACTAATGATTTGTATTTTTCAGAAATATTGTAAATTGGTAGATTTATATTTTTGACGATATCTTTTAAATTAACATTATTTTTGACCATATTATAGTCAATATCGTATATTGCTAATTGGTATTGTTTAATAGTTGACACATTTTTTGAATATTTATCTATAAAACGAATTACTGTTTCTGGATTAAGATTTTCTTTTTGACACCAATCATTTAATTTTGTTACTATATCATAATTTGATTCTAGTATATTTTCTATGACATTTATCGAATTTTCTTTGTATCTAAGAAGTTCTTTTTTTTCATCTTTAGATAATGTTTGCTGATTGATAAAAATTCCTTTTTGATTCATTTTTTCAAAAAAAACAAAAGTATCTCGTTCCATCTTCATAGTGGTATCCATCACAGTTCTATTTGATAAATGTTTAATGTATTGTAAGTATTCAGATTTCCCTTTGACAAAAGGTTCCATGTATATCTGACCTAATTCACTGGAAATATTTACGTTTTCTATTTCCACTTCTCCGACATTGATACCGATCTTTCTAATATATTTAATAATATTATTTGATATATGATCTAGTGCATTAATATCTGAAATGTTTTTGTATTTTTTGAAGAAAAGTTGTTTATCTTTGAATTTTTTAGATGCTAAATCGCTTACATTATTAATAACTGATAACATAGATATTGTCTTCATGAATTTTTTTTGATGTTTCATCTCAATAGAATATAGAAAACTTAACATTAACCTTTCTGAAATATCATCTTTGATATTAATGTTAGTAATAAATTTATCAAAATAAATACCGAAATTAGTTTTTATTATTTTTCTATTTGTAATATCTGGACTAGTTGGGTTACTTAAAATAATATATAATTTTCTTTGGAGTATCTCTAAAAATGAAATAATCTTTTTTGATACAATCTTTTTTTGATCACTATTTTTAATGCTCACAATATCTCCATATACATTTCTAACAATATCATTTTCATCTAAATGGACATTGTAAAAAGTTCCATCTCGATCTAATATTGTATCTATTGAAAACCCAGTTTCATAATAATCAGACGGTCTCTTGTCATTGAAATAATCATATTGACCTAATTGTCCAAAATATGAATTAATATTCAAATCCATCTTAAGTGGTTTTGTACTTGTATATGTATCTATATTAGCAATATTGGTGATACTTAAATCTTGCAAATAATTTTTATCAACCATTTCAATTATTTTTTGTGGTATTCTTTTTTTAATTTTTTGGTAGAAAGATTTTCTAATAATATTTTGATAATAATTAACATCAAATGATCTAGAAAACATTTTTGATTCATTTACATTTTCTCTAATTAGTCCATATATATTTTTATGAATATCTGAAATAGTAATTGACCAATCAGGTTTGTTTTTTATTATTTTTTTACGAGAATATGTTTTATAAACATTTCCTGATGCTACTCTACCAACTCTACCTTCACGTTGTTTCATACTTGCTCCAGAAATAAATTTTTTTTTAAGAATTGATGTTTTGGTTAAGTAATTATATTCCATTATTTTTCTAGTTCCGTCATCGATAACATATCTTAATGTGTTGATAGTAATACTGGCTTCTGCTATATTGGTTGCAACAATGATAACACGATTGTATGTATTCGCTTCCACTTTTTGATAATCTTTTTCAGTATAATCGACTGTTTTTGGAATATCTAATTTTTTTTTAGATTCAGTGGTCAAAGTTTCTATAAAATTCTTTTTCTCTGTTGTCAACTCACTGTAATAAGGTAATGCTATTACATTATTTGGTGACGAACTATTGATTTCTGAAACTAGATCACTAATTTCTTTTTTACCTGGTTGAAATATTAATATATCACCACCGACACTATCTGAAAGAATTTCATCTACAATTGATTTGATCGGTTTTCCTATTCTTTCAAACATATTAATTTTGAACGATGTTGTTTGACCCGGAGGTGATATATGAATACGGCGATCTACATTGATTCTATCTAACTCGTTTGTTTTGATATAATCTGAAAAAGGGAATGCTCGATTATCATTAATCTCTCTGTAAAAATTTCTATACCTACCTTCATCATCTTCTAATGTAGCACTTGTAATAGCAAACTTAATCGAATTATTATAATAAGTAGTGTATTTCATAATAGACAAAACCAAATCCATATTAATATTATGTTCATGTGCTTCATCAACAATTACAACATCATGTACATTAGTTTGAGAATAAACTCTTTCTTTCTTATCATTAATAGATATACGAATAGGTGTTTTGAGAAATATATTGTTTAATAATGTGACATAAAAACTACCATCGGTCACAAATTTTAATACTAACCCTGTTTGATTTTTAACGTGTGAACTTTTACTATGTTTGTATTGAAACACAAAATTATTAGTCGGAACTTCTTTTCCTTCAAAGAGAGTTGTTGTTGTATCAATTGGAAGACCCATTTCAGATGAAATATATTTTAAAACTGATTCTGTTGGATTAATTCTAGGTTGAGTACATACAACAGATCCACTGTACTGATAATTAATCATACGAATACTGTAAAGATACAGTTTTGGTATCTCAGTTGATTTACCTACACCCGTTGACCCTGTTATAAAAGCAATTCTATTATTAATGTAATGATG